CCTGGGCATAGAGTACTTTATGATACACATGGGTCTACCCCATAAAGTACTCTACGCTGTAAAGAACACTGCGAAAAAAAGTACTGTGCGCGGTAAAGAAGTTTACATTGTAAAGTACTCTACAATGTAAAGTCCTATGATATGCAAAGAGCTTTAGCAAAGTACTCTACATCACAAAGCGCGAGGGCAGAGAAAAGGCCCGGCATGGCGGCCGAGCCTGTAATGAGATTACTTGTCGCGGTGGTATGCGTCGAAGAGAATCACGACGATGGCGAGTAGCACAGTCCAACAGTTCACTTCGCTGCCCTCATTGGTTGACGTAGCACGTTCATGCGCGCATCAATGAGAATCACAATCGCCTGTTCACGGCATACACCGGCTTTCGTGATTGTGAACATGGCACGACGGAACTTTTTGAACTCCGTCACAGTGAGAGTAGAGAGCATCATCGCGTCTGCGTATCCGATAGTTCTTTCCATTGTCAGTACCTCAGTATGTTGTGAAAGGATGGCGAGGTATCGTGGTGACTACCTCGCCATTGTGTGAGAAACTACTCGGCCCACTCCAGGCCGAGCGTAGAAGCTGCCAACGCGCGTGCGGCATCTTCGGTGTACTTCTTGGAACTCATCAGCACCTTGAAGAACTCGCGGAGACGAAGTTGATCGTCGTTCTCCAACGTCGGGCGCACGATACCGGCAGCATCAAGCGCTGCCTGTAGTGCCTTCTGCCGAGCATTGGACTGATGCTCGTTGTTCCGGACCTTAATGACTTCCTCGTCAGAAAGATTGTCGTTCGCGGCATCCACTTCCGCCTTGCTGGTGTAGATGTCCCACTGATACGAGTAATCAATGGGAGTGGCAAGCGGTTTCCCGTATGCCGTGTTCGCGGTTGACGTTGCGGTCTTGCGTTCCATATCGTTTCTACTCCATGTAACCGGAACATGATTGTTCCGGGTCTTTTTGGCGGAGTCGCATTTCGCGCCTTCCGCCGAGCTTTGCTCTATCCTTTCGGGCCGTATCCGCCGCAGCGGCATCAGGCGTTAGTCAGAATCGAGCAAGACCATTAGACCATAGGCAAGACCGGACTACAACAAAAATCGACAGGTTCCCGAAACTTTTTTTCGGTCCTGCCTGTCCTGCCTGTCGTCCCTACCTGGTGAACCGTCCTGTTTTGAGTACATGTGCCCGACGGGTGAGTAGCCATTACATGTAACCACCATGATGGCCCCCATCATCCAGGAGTAGCTCTGTGCGCATTATTCAAAATGATTACATAAAACCTGACAAAACCAACCTACATGTAATTGCTGTGCGCCCATCATGTACTTGAATTATTATGTTGAATTATTTGAGTCGAATTGATTGATAGGATTACATGTAATCTCATCATGTAATCTATACATGTAATGATTACATGTAATTTATACATGTATCTGTGCATGATGAAATTATATATAATAGGGGGGAGAGGGGGAGGGATAGACAGAGAGAGTCTATGGGGTATTGGGTGTCCCCTATATAGGACGCCTCCCCGCTGCTTACATAATATTATTACTTATCATCCTCCTCTTTTTTTTTTTTTGACTTTTTTAGAGGTAAGGAAACCAAGTAACCGGGGGAGACGACCCTTGACGGGACGGCTCGGGGTGTGGTATGCTCTCTCTCTCACTCTATCCCACTCTCTCCCCCTAGATGTAATCTCGGCGAGGATAGAAATTACACGTAACGAAAAGAGGTCATACGCACATGTCAAAGAGAACGGGCTCATTGAATCATACACACAAATACTACAAGAGATTCGACGGAATGTGGGCGTGTGCAGGCATCGACGGATGTACACACTATATGCCGAAGAACATGGCACCTGCTCCAGCGGGATTACATACAATCTGTTGGGGAAATTGCGGTAAGACATTTGTACTTACTCCATATTCGATGGAGAATGAAAAGCCGATGTGTGATGACTGTCAAGAGGGATTAGACAGAATCAATGAGATTACTGAACAGATGTTAAATAAAGCTCAGAAACCTACAGGACTAGCGGCATTTGGTGCGCGTATCATTCCACCTCACTCTCCAGTTCGTACAAAGAAATTAGAACAGGAAAAAGATGAAATCGAATCAGAAGTAGTACATTCGCCGGATTGTGATGTATACGCGGGCCGGGATTGCACGTGTGGTGCTCTATGACTAATCCCATCATAACTGATTCAATCATGAATAAAATGATACGGAAAGAGACTGATGTAGCGTGGTGTGCCGGATTCTTTGATGGTGAAGGTCATGTAAGTTATCATCGAAGCTATCCTAGTATTACAGGAAATGTATCGGCACAGTTATATGCAAATGTACCCCAAGCTTCAGACAACATAGAAGTATTGGAGTTTTTTCAGTCGGTCATTGGATTTGGTAAAATTAAAGGACCGTATAAAACTACTCATAAAGATAAACATGTAATTCATTATGGAGTAACTGAAGTCGAACCACTATTCAAAATACTCAAACCGTATCTAAGAAAAGAGAAGACTCTAGACTTTCAGGTCGCACTCATGGCATATCAGGCACATGATTCGACGGCATCAATTGAGGACTACGCAAGACTAATCAAGAAGGAACAGAAAAAACAAATACGGAAGGCATGGCGAGTTGCTAAATAGATTACATGTAATGAGGCGGCGGTGTCCTGAAAAGAGAGCAGTCCCTCGGCCCGGTCGGCTAAGTCCTTTCGTTTCAACGACTTAGCAGGGGCTTGACAGGTGTGATATACTCGTTGTGGCCCATCAGAGCCGCCGATTACATGTTCCAATTACATGTAACGGCTTTACCCGAATCCGAAAGGACGGTCCACATGAAACGGTTCTACTGTACAGTCTGTAAGAAAATCAAGCGGGTCCAGAAGTGGCCTCTCGTAATCTCTCATGTCAATGATGAGATGCCTATCAATCGTGTAGGCGCATGTAATCGGCATATGCGCACTCACTCCACTCAGTCAACACAATACACCTCATCACACCGAGGTAACTAGTCATGATGATGAAGGAAATGATTGGCGATTGTGATTGCTGCCCTGATTCAATCGGAGTCAGGCTCACGCAGGTCCATGATATGTGGATGTGTGATTCTTGCCTTACAAGGAATGAGACGGCAGCAAAAATCTTGAATGACTCGCATGTAATCGATTCACAGATTGAACTGAAGGCGGACATATTCAATGCCGCTACAGTGTCATTCATTGAATTACAGGCGGCGATTTCAAATAATTCCACTATCGCAGACGATCGTAAGAATTACGAACTCGTCAAGGAAGCGGAATTACGTCTGAAGGCTATGGATGCCGTCATATTTGCTGACGAGACGGCACTCATGGAGAAAAAACAGGCACGGCACGCATGGCTCGTGAACGCACAGATTCAAGCTGGGAAACTACACGAGAGTCAGCGTGCGCACTTCAAGTCTCTCAACATCTCGTATCAACCTGCTACGCCGAAGTCGAAAAAACCCGCGAAAGACAAGACACCAAAAACAGGTAAGTCATTCGATAAGCAGGCCATCATGGACGCATCGAAAAAGTATGGTGTGCCTATGGCTGGTGTGCAATCTCTCATCGTGTCGAAACATGGCATGTCACCTGATGCGGCGGCACGGCAGCTCGCGGTACTCATGGGCTTAATCGAAGCCTAATTCTGTAACTGATTTACACTGACAACACGTATCCGAAAGGACGTAAAATCATGGCACAAGTAGTTCCAATAGACCAAGTAATTCCGCTGTCCGATAGCTCGTCACCATACGCAGTCATTAAGATGATGCGTACTCTGGTCAAACAGGGACAGATTGAACCATTACAGGTTCATCCGTATGGTGGCAAATACATCGTATTCCAAGATGACCCGTGGGCAAATGAAATCATCTATGCCGCGCGTCAATTAGGATGGCCGTCACTAATCATCGTAGTCATGAAGCGGTACGAGAACTAATCATGACACGGCAACAAGCGTCACAACTACTACGGGATACACTCAATCAGTATGGTCTGACTGATTGGTCTGTACGTTTGAATCAGAATGCAGAGTCTCGTTTTCTAGGACTCTGCTCATACAAGGACAAGTGTATTATCTTGTCTGCCCATCACGTAGACATACATCCTGACCCGGATGTGACCAACACCATCCGTCATGAAGTAGCCCATGCACTCTGTCCGCATCATGGGCATGATGAGGTGTGGGCTGCTAAAGCACGCGAGGTAGGATGTGACAATACTCTGCCATGTTCTAACCTGTCGCTCAGTCCTGAAATAATTGATGCGATACGGTCGGGTGCGACGGTAGAGGTTACATTCGACACGCAGGTCATACGCACACCGAAATACAACGTCACACGGCTTCAAGATAAGTGTGATGTATGTGGTAAGGTGGCAAAAGCTAAATCAGAGAAGACCGTCATCATGCCGGGCGATAAGCCTGACGTGAAGTTCATTACACTTGAATGCGGACACATGATGTTCCGCAACATACCGAAAGGTACTCCATTCCATTCATTCCAGATGGGTGGTGACCCATCATGTGAACACAAGTGGGATAAGAACAATTGTGTTCTCTGCAACCGTAAGAGGCCGTATGATTTTCAGCTTGAAGGTATGAAGTTCCTTGAAGCTGGTCTGGCGGTAAATAAAGGCGCGGCATGTTTCGATGAGATGGGATTAGGTAAGACCATACAGGCGGGCGGAGTCGTATACTTCAATCCGCAGTATTGGCCGACGTTGTGGATTGTCAAGTCTGGATTGAAATACCAGACATCATCATTCATTCTGCATTGGATGGGTGATGAGCATGTTCCACAGGTAATCAATTCCAGTAAAGACTGGCTCGTGCCGGGCCTGAAGCATTACATCATCGGCTACGATATGTTGGTGCCGAAGACACGCACCATGAAATCTGGTAAGGTGGTGAACTCAGGTTTTGATATAGAGCAGTTCAATCGAATCGGCATCAAATGTGTGATACTCGATGAGTGTCAGCAAATCAAGAATGTTGATTCGACACGCACGCAGATGGTTCGGCGCGTGGTGAAAGACCGTAAAGTCATTCCACTCAGCGGCACACCTTGGAACAACAGGGGAAGTGAACTATTTCCTGTCATGAACATGATGGACCCCATCAAGTTCCACAGTAACGAGAAGTTCATCCGTGATTGGGTTGACACGTATTGGGTCGGCAACATAATCAAACAGGGTGGCATCAAGCGGATACAACAGTTCAAGGAATTCACGAAAGATATCTGTATCCGTCGCGAGCGTATAGAAGTGTTACCAGAACTACCACTCACGAATCGAACGAAGCTGAATGTCGTAATGGATGATACGCAAGAAGCCATATACGACGAGGCTGTAGATGCTTTTGTGAGATGGTATGAAGAGGAAGCTAAAAACATGGGTGCGATGGCAATTATCGCAGCTATGGCAAAGATGCGTCATCTTGTAGCACTCGCAAAAGTTCCTGCTACGTTGGAATACGTAGATGAGTTTATCGAAGACACCGATAGGAAACTAGTCGTGTTCGCTCATCACAAGGACGTGCAGGAAATCCTCTTCATGGAATTGAAGGAAAAGTATGGGCATGAGATGCCAGTCCTTCAGATAATCGCGGACATGAATGGCGCGGAACGGTTCGAGATACAGAATCAATTCAATGATGCCAAACGTGCTATCCTCGTAGGTAGTCAGTTGGCTTCAGGTGAAGGATTGAATCTCCAAACGTGTTCCGACTGTGTAATGCACGAGAGACAGTGGAATCCTGGTAAAGAGGAACAGTGTGAGGGACGATTTGTGCGTATCGGTCAGATGGCTACAAGTATCAATGCCGTATACGCGCACATGGAAGGTCTGACGGCTATCGACCAACAGTTAGACGCCATCGTGGAACGGAAGCGTATTCAATTCCATAATGCGCATAACAAGACTGAAGCACAGAAATGGAATGAAGAGAGCATCATGAAGGAACTCGCAGAGGTCATAGTGAATGCTCATAACTCGAAACGTAACCGCAAGGTTGCTTCTAAGGCTGTATAAGGATGAACAAACTAATCATCATACGTGGTCTGCCGGGTAGTGGTAAGACTACACTCGCACAAACCATCTCATTGGTTCATTACGAAGCTGACCAATTTTTCATGCAAGCAAATGGCGTGTATGAATATGACAAAGAGAAGATAAAGGATGCGCATGAATGGTGTCAGAAGAAGACGGAATACGCCATGCGTCATCTTGTAAGTCCTATCGTTGTGTCGAATACGTTCGTTAAACGATGGGAAATGCAACCATATTTAGACTTGGCTACAAGCTATGGATATGAAGTATTCGAAATCACTATGTCTGGCCCATTGTATCCTAACGTACATGGTGTGCCGGATGAAGTAATCGAACGAATGCGAACTAACTGGGAAAAATAACTACAAGGAGAGAACTGAACGTGAATAAGAAACCGTCACTAGTACAGATTGCCAAAAGATTGCGAACTCGTAAGCCTGGTAAGAAATACAGCAAGGAAGAGAAGGAGTTAGTCATAGCGTGGCTCAATGGTGAGATTACGCTGACTCAAGTGAAACTGGCGAAGAGACTAAGCAGTGTCACTCAGGCATATGTATTCGTATCACTTGTATCTCGGGCCATTTGGAGATAGACATGGCAAAACTAGGAGTCATACTCTGCATCGTGTGGGTCGTGTGCATTCTGAACATGATTCAAGGCAAGGAGAATTAAAATGTTGGCATTGAATCGTGTAAATCCGCGGAATGGGCAGCCATACACACTTGTCGAAGTGTTTAGTGACACACCGCAGACTGAAGTGCGTACAGGTGGAAAGAAGATGATTATGAATCATTCAATCCATCTGTTCAATCAGGGATGGTATCATTGGATGAATGGTGAACTTGTTCAACGCGCGTTTCCATTCCTTTCCAATGCTGAGCGCGAGTTTCTAATTACAGGACTGACACCAGAAGAATGGGATGAACTGATGCGTGAGGAAGAACGATGACTACTGATATAGGACTCGCACTCGTGATTCGTTCTGTCACTGAAACTAGTCTCAATAACGACAAGGCATTACTTCAGTTGTGCGAGACACTAGTACAGCGAGTAACAGAGATGAGCGAGAGGATTGTAGGTCTTGAATCTCATGTCAATGACCTGATTGACAAGAATCATGAACTGGCTACTAGGCTGCAAGAACACATTGAAACGGGAGAGTAATGAATACAATCGGTGTAATCTTTTGTCTTGCAATCGCTGTATTCGTACTATCTCAACTATCGGACAATAAGAAGGAGGATGAATAATGGAATTACCTACTTACAATAAATCGAAGTGGAGTCATGGCGAGTGGGACAATGAGCCTGACCGTGTGGACTTCATACACGCGGGCTTCTCGTGTTTCATTCTACGTAATCATACCGGAAACTGGTGTGGTTACGTAGGTGTGCCATCTACTCATTCCGCGTATCTGAAAGACTACAATGACGTGGACGCACATGTTCATGGTGGATTGACTTACGCTAACAAGTGTAGCGGAGTCATCTGTCACATTCCCGAGCCTGGTATGTCTGATGATGTGTGGTGGCTTGGCTTCGATACTGCACACGCGGGTGACTTCACACCTGCTATACGTCGTCAATTCGGTGATGGTGGTGTGTATCGTAACATGGCATACACCATCGATGAGACAAAGAAACTTGCAGACCAACTGAAGGAGATGAACTGATGGGTGAGAAGGCTATGACTTTACGTGAGTGTGCAAGATTCGACCATGCTAATGGTGCTAAGTCCAGACTGACAGGATGGGGCATCATCTGCAAGGAGAGACACGAGAAGAAGATTTCTCGCAAACAGCGTAGACTGATGAGACAAAGAAATGGATAACGATGTAATGGCAGCATTACGGGCTGCTATCAATGGTGCGGTGGCTGGAGATAAGATTATCTTCAAGCTCTGCGAACATATGGTATCTCGCATCGTGGCATTATCTAAAGAGATTGAAACTCTCACTGAGAATCAGACCATCATGGCTCGTAATCAAGAGGAGATGGTGAATCTTATTGATAGTTTGCAACGTAAATTAGATGCACTTCTCGACATGTATATCGGTGACCACTCACGCATCAATGGGAAAGATGAAATCGGAACCTAACTAGGAGAACTAAGATGAAATGTAAGAAGTGTGGTAAGCAAACTGGTCCGGCGTTCGGACTGTGTTCTGATTGCATCAAGAAAGAAGATGCAGAACTGGAGATGAAATGATTACTCGAACGAAAGTCGAGACTGCAATCGGTAAGACATACGCGGATTCACTCGATACTACGGTGTTCCGTGTGTCAATGAAATTCAGTTACACGAAGCGTGAACTAGTCGATAAGGTGGGATGTGGTAACTTCGTCGCTGCTACTCGATTGAGTAAAATACTGAGGAGACTTGGTATCTTGTCACCACTCAAGTTATATCAGATTGACCCCGCATCTCTCGCACGCACTCGTGGTGTAGGTCAGGCGTGTATGTTTGTTGCGATGTGTATCCTTGAATCGAATGAATATGATTCGATGAAGTGGTGGGCACGTAACAAGGTGAAGTTCAATACACTGAAACATCGGTCAGTTCAGCATCATAAGCAGGATGTGGCATGATGGAAGTGAAGAAAACAGAGTATCAGACTCGTTCTGAAATACATGGTATACACATGTATCCTACTTTGGAGTCTGCTCTGTTCGCTGCTATGCAGGATGAAACTATCTGGAAGATTTCATTCAGTGTAGATAAAGAAACTAGGATAAGACTAGTCAGAAGTAGAAGTGGATGGATTTACGAGGATATCCTGGGTAACAGGATGATTAAGCAAGATAAACTATCTAAGAAGGAAACTAAAAATGCACTGGACACAAACTCCCGAAGGTCGTAGACGAATGAGTGAAATTCAGAAACTCTCACGTAAGAAGATTCTTGAGAGTAAGAAAGAGGTAGTAAAGAAGGAGTACAAGAAGAGAAAAGGAATCATCGTGACGATTGAAGGAAAGGATGCGCGGAAAGCATTGGCGGAACTGATGTCAAATGCTGAGTACGACAGACTAGATGTGCGTATCCGAATTGAGAGGCAATAATGGACATAATTCCAGAACCTAAGAAGAACGTAATCATGGATGCCACGACAATGAGTAGTCTCATGAGTTGTGGTAGATACTATGACATACGTTTTAATCATAGGCTTGTATCGGGTAGAGGTAAATCGAACTCACTCGAAGTAGGCTCACTGATTCATAAGATACTTGAGGTATATTACAGACATCGAATCGATGGATTTGATGCTAAGACAGCAATAGGTCAGGCTCTCGCGGCAGGTCAACTATTCATTACTGGATGTGTGGGCTGTGCTAATGCTACTGAGGGTCCTACATCATGTGGACATGAGATAGGCGAGTATCCAGGTCTGACTAACACGCCAGAAAACAATGAGAAATTTACTGTAGGCTGGCGATTTGCACTCGACACATGCCAACAATACTTCAAATTCTACGAAGGAGATTCATTCATTCCACTCAACTGTGAGTATGTGAAGGGTGAAATTCTTTACGAGGACGAAGAAATCCGTGTATTGTGGAAAGCGAAGATTGACCTACTAGTTGATACGAATCAAATTGGTATCGTATCAATGGACCATAAGACATTCAAACAACGACGTGATAAGTCTACCCTGTCTAATCAATTCCTTGGTCAATGTTTACTACTTAATTCAAGGAATGTAATCGTCAATAAGATTGGACTTCAAACTACTCTCAAAATCAATGAACGGTTGACTAGAGAAGTAGTCAGTTTCAGTGCAGATAGACTGTTGGAATGGCAGTCTGAAATCCTCCCCTACTACGCATACAAATTTGTGCAGTATGCCGAATCAGGTTATTGGCCTCCTGATTACACGCACTGTGACAACATGTTCGGTCCGTGTCCATACAAACAAGTATGTGAAGCGGATAGAGGTATGCGTGAAGAAGTGTTGAGGAACAACTACATGTTGGCTCCTATATGGGACCCAACCAATAAACAAGGGGACGACTAGCATGAGATATCCCTGTTACTTTTGTAGGAAATCAGTTACATCAGAACTACCAGATGATTCTGTTATTAGAGCTATGCTGATATGTCCTGAATGTATAGCAGCAGGGAAAATTATCATTCCCGAACCTAAAGAACTGGAGAAAAACTGATGGCATGTGATAAGTGTAAACTACCATATCCCGACAATCTGGTAGCCACCGTTATGATAGGTGGTACTTACCTGAAACCTGTCTGTGGAATATGCGCACTTGAAATAACTAATGAATATCACGGCGTTGAACGTAAAGAGTTCACTGGCGAGGTAGCTGAGAAGATGCGTCGAGATGCAATTAGATGGCGCAGAAATAATCCGTCAAAGGTGAATGATTCAACTAAGGTGACTAATGCCGACCATAAGCAATGACATTTGGGTTACACGTGAAGGTCAGCAGCTTGAGATTAAGAAGATGGCTTCATCTCATCTGTTGGCAACTATTCACTTCATTGAGCGTAAACGATTCACTGAAGCTGTAGATTGTGCTATGCGTGAATCAGGTGGTAGCGACCTTGTGAAATATTATCTACAGTGGCCGTATCAGTACGATTCACTTGTAGCAGAAGCACAGCGACGCAGACTCATCTATCGTGGTGTTGAGGGAACTGTAAAGAGGGTGAAACAGTGAAATCAGTCGATGAGAATGGCCTAATACTGAGACCAATGGAGAAGAAATGATGACTCAACAAGAGGCCACTGATCTATTAGAGAAAATTCTTGGACGTAAGTTAGGAGATGCGTTCGAGGATTGTACTGGTGATGCAACTACTTGTCCTATTGAGGAATGTATGATATGTGGAGTGCGTGACTGCCCGGAAAATGAACCACTTCATTACCATCATGATGGTTGCCCACGATGTAGTGAAGAAGGTGCATAATGCCGAACATGAATGACGTGAACTTCGATTCACTATACGTGATGATGAAGGGCGAACCCGGCACACGTAAATCAACTCAAGCGGCGTCATTCCCTGGTCCACAATACTGGTTTAGTTGGGACAGGAAGATGAATGGCATCTATCTACCCATGAGGAAGTGGGGTATAGATCCTAAGACAATCACATTCGATGACTATGATGATTGGACTAAAGCCAAGAAGAAGTTAGAACAGCTTCAGGTGGACTGTCCCTACAAGACTGTTGTCATCGATTCGATTACATCCTGTGCAGATATGACACTACGTCAGACAGTCAAATTGAAGTATGGAATGACTAGAAGTAGTGGAGCACAGGCAGGTAAATTAGTCGGTGGAATCGCAGTCAATGAAATCGAAGACTACAATGCTGAGTCCGCCGCACTACAGGAACTCATCGCACTCACGAAAGATATCAACGCATATCACAAAGTCAATATCATCCTGATTGCTCATGTGGTGAAAGCTGAGTATCGGGATACCACGAAAAACATAACTCACATCAGCCGACAGATAGTTACGGCTGGTAAGAATGTGGCTGCGAAAATCCCTGCGTATTGTGGTGAGGTATATCACTTCAATATTAAGAAGGGATTCGTAGAAGGCTCAGGAGGTGACTATACACTACTAACGGAACATACTGGTGATGACTTCGCACGTTCAGCACTAGGGCTGGACAAAGAGATTACATTTGGTGATAAGCCACTTTACGATACGTGGATTAAGCCGGCTATCACTAAGATGAAATCAGACTACACACCAACAACGAAGTTCTAGTCGTGCAACAACAAACACAACAACGAAGACAACAACGAAACAGAGGGTAGTACAGTGCCAATGATTCAGTTCAGTGATCGTGATCTGCTACGTGGAAAGGTTGTGGAACCAGCATGGTACGTCGTCAACATCCAGACTGTTGGCGAGTCTCCATCGAAGGATGGTGGTTCCACGAACTATCCCGTTGAAGGCGTCATCGTGAAGAACGCTGACAATGGTGATGAGGCATTCGCAGGTGTTCCGCTTGATTGGAATTTCAACAGTAAGGCGATTGGCTTTGCAGTTGGATTCCTTGCATCATTCGGAGTTGATGTGAAAGCAGGCGCACGATTTGATCTGGCGAATGCGGCAGGTCGTCAGATTGAAGTATTCGTGGAGAACGGTGAGTGGCAGGGACGCATCGTGAACCGCGTCAACCACAAGTATCGTGCTCTGCGTACTCAGTAGTTAGTAGGCCCGACGTTCATGTAGCTAAACCTATAACCTACATGGATACTGAACCATTATCCGTATGACGATACGGAAAGAAGTTGGTTGGAATTAAAGTCAGGATAAAGTTGTCCTGTCCGTCGGGTTTCTTTCGTAGTTAAATTAGGTAGTCGTGGCTAATACTTAACTTGGCCCAATGAATTAACTGAGGTGTATTGTGGTGTATGAACCTGATGAGCCTGAAGTTCTACCGCTTCCGCTGACTGACCCTGTTCCGATTGAACCGGAACCTGAGCCAGAACTCGAAGACGTTGATGATGACGATGATGATGACTTCGAGGACGATGAGGACGACGAAGAAGAAGACAAGTAACAAAATTCATTAGTCAGATTTTGTTGCTCCATGCAAATCTGGCTGGTGATAGGGGACGCACTCAATACTACAATGGGGTAGCTTACGGGTGCGTCCCCGCCTTTCTATTAGTGAGAAAGAAGATGACTGACATCAAAGTAATCGGACGAGTGATTAAAGTAAGTAAAGCAGGATGGGGATTCATTTCTTCAAAGGATATTGAATTTACCCGTATCTTCTTTCACTGGACCGCACTCCGACAGGACACGGTTACATTCCCTAATCTGAGGACAGGAATGATTGTAGAGTTTACACCACTTCAGATTCCAGGTAAGGGATATAGAGCTGTGCATGTTCGTGTGATTGAAAAGCCTGTTACTGAATTGAAAGAGGCGGAAAATGGAACAGAAGAAACTAATCTGCCCACACTGTCGGAATGAAGATGTGACTTTGATGGAACAGATACGATTGCAAGGTGCCAAATCAATTGCAATAACTAAGTATCTCTGTAACGTGTGTTCTAAAACTTTCGTAACGTCGGATTACTACGGAGAAAATAAATGAGTGACTATCATAAGGACTTATTGTTGGAAATTATTGATGAGTGGAATGATGATGAGTTGCGTGCGTATGTATTCCTTCAAGAGGAAAGATTAGAGAATACGCGCAGACTAGTTCAGAGTTTGAAGGAAATTCAAAGGAAACGAAAGAAACGAAAGATAGTAGACACAGGAGATCGAAGTGGGACTTAACATCTATCTGATTCCACCAGGTATTCCATGTGAGAAATGTGGAGTGAAGATAACTCTCAAGGAGTTACTTCAATCACTAGTCTGTCCCGTATGTAATGCAGTACAGAAGAAAGAAAACTATGGAAAGTATTTCGCTGTAATAACGGATGTGAAGGATGAATAGCCAAGAAAGAGAAAAGTGGAAGTATTGGCTTGACACAATTGAAACTGAAGCCAGTGATAAGTTGACACAATGGGAATCTAATTTCATTGCGTCAATAACCATATGGCTAACTCATTCCAACCTTACCGCTAAACAATCAGATACGTTAGAACGTATCTACGTGAAGTATACAAAATGAGTGAACATAAATATGTTCCCGGCATGGGTAGTGTTGGTTCTAAATTACTCATTCTAGGTGAAGCTCCATCTCATGAAGAAACTATATCTGGTAAGCCATTCGTTGGGCCTAGCGGCAGAGAACTAGATAGATTACTGAAAGATGCCGGTATTCAGCGAAGTGAATGTTGGATAACCAATGTATGTAAATACATGGTTCCACCAAATGCGGATAAGAAGAAGCTGCCATTCCATATCAGAGCTAAGCAATTCGGAATTGATATGGATCAACAATTAACTGAACTAAGAACAGAAATAAATGATGTTAAACCTAACACTATTCTCGCTCTCGGTGGCACTGCTTTATGGGCGCTCTCGGGGCAAACTAAGATTTCTAAACACCGAGGTTCAATCAAGTGGGGTATGGGCTGTAAGTTTGTTCCTACCTATCATCCCGCGCATCTTCTACATAGTTCTGCGGGTGGAGAAATCAAAGGTTATTGGAACAGACAAGTAATGATATTCGATTTTAAGAGGGCTTATGTAGAGAGCGCATCACCCCTCTTAGAATTACCTAATCGAATACTTCAAATCTGTCGTAATTCCGGTGAACTATACGAGTTCATTGAGAAGTATAAGAATCATAGAAAACTATCAGTCGATATTGAAGCGAGTGGTCACTGTATTCCAATCTGCATTGGACTATCATTCAATAAGAATCACGGAATGACTGTACCACTATGGAATAAAGATGATATAAGTTCAATTCCAACTTCAGACCTAGCTTCTATATGGGTTATGTTAGCTAAACTTTTATGGGAGAAGGACATTGTTGGACAGAATTTTAATTATGATCGTGACAAACTCAGACGATTGGGTTTCATTATTAGAAGAATCCATAGCGATACCCTCCTTAAAGCCTTTGCAATTAACCCTGAACTCCCAAAAGGGCTTGCATTTCTTACAAGTATCTACACACGAGAACCCTTCTACAAAGATGAGGGTATGTATGAGGGGGACATTAGAGATTTATTGCTCGGATGCGCGCGTGATGCTTGTGTCACATACGAAATAGATGATGCAATGAATCCTGACCTGGAGGAATTAGGTGTGAAGAAGTTCTATGAGAACTTTCTCATGCAACTACCTGATTTCTACGCAGAGATAGAACGAAATGGAATGTATGTCAATGAGGAGAAGCGACTCGAATTGATTGCGAAGTATGTGGAATGGGATGAACGTCTTGGTTATGAGATGTTTGAATTAACAGGTGGAATAGATGTTAATCCCAACTCACCAATTCAGGTTCATTCGCTTCTATTTGACCATTGGAGATTACCACGTAGACTCGGAGTAGGTGAGGAGGAATTAACTTCACTTCTAAATCTTCAATCTGGTGTACGTGATTTACAACAGAGAGAATGGATTGAGAAATGTTTAGAACGAAGGAGAGTGCGTAAAACTATCAATACTTACTTGATGGCTATACCCGACTATGACGGCAAAATGAAGACTACTTGTTTTATGTGTCTAGAAACAGGTAGAACTAGTACAGGTCAGCAAGACCCACCGATTAGACCCTTAGTTGATTTAGTAGGTAAGGGTAATAAGAAGGACATGAAAGTCATGGGCACGGCATTTCAGACCATGACTAAACATGGAGATATTGGTGGTGATGTTCGGTCTATGTATGAGGCTGAACCTGGCTACGTATTTGTACAACTTGATAGTTCTCAAGCCGAAGCTCGTGTGGTGTTTAATCTTGCAACAGATGAGCAGGCATTAAAGGACATAGACGAACATGACTATCACGCTCTCACTGCTTCTTGGTTTTTCGGTGGCACTGAATCTGATTACAGCAAAAAGATACTCGGATATGAAAGCCCGATTCGATTTGCTGGTAAGACTCTCAGACACGCGGGACACCTCATGGCAGGGAAAAGACGAGCATCAACTGAACTCAACACTCAGGCAAGAAAGTATAAGATTCCTATCACAATCAACGAAGCAACAGCAGAACGAGCGTTGAAGATATTCCACGCCAAGCAACCGAAGATTCAGCGCGTGTTTCATGCTGAAGTAATTGAAGCCATTAAAAACACTCGACAACTAGTAGCTCCGCTACCCTGGGGGATTGATGCTGAACGAGGTGGTGTACGCATTTTCTATGAAAGATGGGGAGATGATTTGTTCCGAGAGGCTATGGCCTACCTCCCACAACGAAGTGTTACTGATAATACCAAAGCAGCAGGTATTAGAATTAAGAAGCAATTCAAAGAAGCTAAGATTATTCTTGAGGCTCATGATGCACTACTGTTCGCGGTTAGAGAAGAGTATCTCAGAGATTTCGTACCCTTAGCTAAGAAGGAGATGGAACGTCCTATCAATTTCACATGTTGTTCTTTACCCAGACGATATTTGAAGATACCATGTGAAGTAGAGGTGGGACATAACTATAAGGACTTGGTGAAATTTAAGTCCACTGAATCGGTGGTTAAACCTGTGCATCCAAGTCTTGTTGAAACTAGACCATTGAGTATAACTGAACAATTCATGGCTACTGATGAGTAAGTGAGGTGAGTATGGAACAGGATAACGTAAATCATCCCACACACTACAATAAACATCCGAGTGGTGTGGAATGTATTACGATTGTGGAACACTTCAATTTCTGTATTGGTAATGCAATTAAATATTTGTGGCGTGCTAATCAGAAGAACAACTATCTCGAAGATTTACAGAAGGCTAGGTGGTATGTAGATCGAGAGATTCAACGGGTTACTGAGGCGAAAAAGTGACGTGGCTGGATCAATTATTGGCACAAACACTCAGAGTTGGAGTCACCCACTAATTTCTGGTTGTGGGGTGGCTTAGCTGCTATGTCTGCAATCATAAAGGATAACATATGGCTTGATAGACAAATATATAATCTATATCCAAACATCTATGTAATGTTCCATGCTGAGAGTGGATTGAAAAAAGGTCCCCCGATTAGCATGGCGAAACAGTTAGTCAGAGGTGTAGGAGGGACTAGGATTATAAGTGGGCGTAGCTCTATTCAAGGAATACTGAAGGAATTAGGAACTGCACAGACACAACCAGGTGGGAAGGTTATCACTAAGTCTACAGCATTCATTTGCTCATCAGAATTAACAAGTAGTATCGTAGAGGATAAAGTAGCGACGGACATTCTAACCGATCTGTATGATAGACAATACAACATTGGTGAGTGGCGGTCCCTACTGAAGATGGAATCCTTCAATCTGAAAGATCCTACGATAACTATGTTGACCGCGACTAATGAAGCTCACTCATCAGATTTCTTCGGTAAGAAGGATATACATGGTGGATACTTCGCTCGAACATTCGTTGTATCAGAGAGTAAGAGAAACCGAGCAAACAGTCTACTAGTACCACTAAGGAATCCACCAAAGTATGTGGATCTGATTGAATACTTAAAAGAACTATCTAAACTAGTAGGTCCATTCAAACCACTCGCACTCAAGGAACCAGAGGGATGTTGCAAGATACCGTGGATAGAACATGTCACTGGTGAAATCAATTACTTTACCGGAGCAGGTCTAATCTATCAGAAGTGGTATGAGAACTTTATCGATACGATTCTAACTCAGGACTTACGTGATGATACAGGCACACTGAATCGATTCGGTGATTCTGTTCTGAAGGTAGCTATGCTGTTGTCGCTAAGTAGATCACCTGAATTAAGCATAGATGAGGAGTCTATGCAACTTGCAATTGAACATTGTGAGAAACTGATAGGTAACGTGAGACAAATGACTCACGGTAAGAAAGGACTGTCAGAATCTAAGAGTATTAAAGGTCTGATAATTGAGGAACTATTAGGTAGAGATTCCCATCAGATATCTAGACCAATGTTACTCAAGAAGATGTGGGCACATTACAAGGAAGCTACTGAACTAGATGAGATAATGCAATCATTCGACCAGGCAGGTATGATTAGAACTGAGTCAATAGGGAATCAGATAATCTATATTATGCCTGAACTTCAGGTGATGGAATATAAACGTCTATTCGCGGGGAAAAACAAATGATCATCACATCAAAAGGACTCAAATTACTTCTTAGAGATCATGACATCCATCCACATACAGCATTCGGTATATTGATGGATAATTATATTGCATTGAAGGATAGATATATAGCCTTAATCAATGGAAATTTACCCCTTCAACATGAACTATTGGATCTCATCACACTGATGCCCGATTCTCAGACAGATGAGATAATCAACTACATCAATGAATTGAAGGAAACAAGGAAGATGAGAGATGCTAATTCCAAGACCGACACAGAATGAACCAGAAGAACCTGATGTATCTGAACTATCCAGTGGTGCATATATCAAGTGGTATCTTGATGTACCTAATTGGAAATGTAATGTATGTCATGCCGTGATGTTCGGTCGAATGACTTATTGCGTGTACTGTAAGGTGAGATTAGGAAAGGATACACCTAGACCATGACTGAAGATCAATTTCAGCAGGCAGTTCTAGAGTTAAGAGAAGTTGTATCTAAAACAGAGGCATTAGCATTAGATGCCGATAGGCGGATAAGACAGCAAACACTAGATGAGGTTATAGCAGATATCAAGTCAACACTTGACTATACTAACGGTAACTCTCTAGTACAATATATACTAGAGCGAGTAGAAAAATTGAAGGAGACACCATGACCCCAATTTATGAAGTGAAGATGGTACCGAAAGATCCGAAGGCATCAATTGTTTACATCATACTGCGTGTAGATGATCCAGAAAACATCTATGACACAGATACACTAATCAACTTCATTGAGAAACAATTTCCAGGCTATCGTACAGATCACGTCATAGCTGGATACAAAAGAATACCCTCAGAAACTAATGGTGGTATCTCTAATTAACGGAATCCCCCACCAGTAAAATTGTAGTCATATTCCTTGGGAATGTATCTACTATCAGTTTCACCCCTATCATAGATTTGACTACTCATACCCATAGCAATGGGAGCAATGAGTGGGAGTAGGTTAGGATCTTCTTTGGCTAATTCAATTACATCTCCAACGACTAGAGGCATAAATAGTTGCAGAGTACGATCCATTACAGGAAATGGTTGGCGTTGGGACGCATTTGCCAAGTCATTAGCAAACTTCAACACTGGATGAAGTTTATTGGTAAGAAATCTATCTGCAACATCCCGTCTTGTGTCCGCTTTATATCCCTGACCTAGTTCGGTAGTTCGATGAGTAGATGATGATGTATAGTAACCAGTTGCTAATCTACTTCCAGCTACGAGATACTGTTGGAATCCAGCACCCGGATCTAATCTGAAATTACCTATTCTAACTTTACCAAAGTCTGAGCTATTAGTATCCATATCAACATCTGCACCTGCCATACCTGCAATTGTTGCCGTGGCACCCCATGCAGCAGTAGTCGCAAGTAATGCCTTGATATACTGCTTCCTTACCAATGGAGTAGCCATTGTGTAGGTAGCAGGATTCAACATACGCACTCTACTGGCGATTAGTCTAGGTGAAAATAGAGTACGACTCATCACTGGCGCAGCGAAACCAACATCATAGTCCCTTGTGCGTATTGCACCATCTTTAATAGTAGGACCAGCTAATTTCAATGGTCCTCTACCTGATGCAGTATTCACGAAATCAGCTATTTCACGAGCCAATACCTCATTAGTATAGGGATTAAGTGCGGCCGCTTCACCGGACGTAAACTTCTCTTTCAAGAATCCAGGTCTAGCCTCACCTGTTCTCATTGCAGTATCAGATAGTTGCTCAGCACTTTTCATTAGTTGTTCAAATGTGTCGGCTCTCAACTGATTGAGAAATGCCTGATATCCTCTATTGGATATGCGCGCAGCCTTTCCAATTGTTTGTGCATATTTCCTTTGGGCTGCTGTATCCTCACCAAACATCTTACCTGATTCAACCCAATTCGATGCTAGATTTTCCTCTCGTGTAGTTAGGTCATTACTGAGATCCATTAGATGAAGTCCCATCTTCTCAGCGAATGATGGGATTCGATCTCCTGTAGTCATATCGATATCATCAGCAAATAAATCTCGGGATCTGATGTCTGCAAGTGTCTTCTCAAATGCAGCTTCAGATCCCATAGCCTTTACTTGTGCTCCCCAAGCATTGCGCCATGCCTTAGTGAATGCGAGTGGTGAGCCTTGTTTGAGTGATGCTGAGATATCCATAGTAGTGAGGATACCACGCGTGAAATTATATGCCTCAGTGAATTTAGATGGCTTACCTTCTTTAGTTTCAAGTGCGCTCAATACACTCTTAACTTTACCTCTAGCCTTCTCACCTAAATCATTGAATATCGGGGTAGAACCTGCATCCTCGCCACCGATTTTATTTGATACTTGAGTGAGTTTAGTTTCAAAGAATTGTAATCCCTTGACTACTCTGTCACGCCATGTTTCGCCCGCCTTCAGGGGTGCGTGTGATTCCGAAGCAATAATGCCACGATAAGCATCATCGGGTGCTCCAGCTTCATCTAATACCTCAATTGCTTTAGACCATTTCTGAGCTGTAGTATTCTTTAATCCCGATTCAGAGCCAACAACAGTTTCATAATTACGAAGTTCAGATGGAAGCTCTTGTGCAACAGGATCATCACGTAACCATTTAGCAAATAGATTCTCAGTTGGCAATCTATTTCCTAACCACTTAGTGAATCTGTCTGATACATCTTGTAAGCCACCACCTAGACTTCCGATAGTTGTGCCCTTACCAGGTTTTCTATGCTCAAATATTACATTACCTTTTGCATCTTCTCCGACTTGAAATATATTCTGTTTTTCTAGTTTCTTTATCATAGTTTCAGTTACATTCTTTTTATCTGCTACAAATCTACCACCTTCCACGAATTTAACTTTACTAGCTGGAATTCCACTAGTGACAGGTGTAGTTTCAACCTTTCCTGGAATTATAGGATCATTAGCAACAGTCCTACGAATCCATTGTGGATTACGATTTGCAGATAATCTTCCAGGCCATACATTAAATCCATGCTGTCTCAAATATCCCAACAGTTGCTGACTTGGATGTGTTATAGTTGCTACTTCAAATCCTTCAGGCATTAAATGATTATTTGCCGAAGTTTCAATATAGAATCCTGCTTGTGGTGCCTCTGTTGGGACTACTGGTGGCCTCTCGACAGGTGCTTCTCTAGCTACAGGTGGAGTTTCAACAATAGGTTCAGGTCGAACTTCTACTGGAGATTCAACAGGTGGAGCTTCAGGTATAGTAGGTGGAACTTCAGGAGGTCTAGGAGGTAACATATCCTCCATAGTAATTGGTCTGCCAGCTTCAAATGGTCTACCAGCTTCAAATGGAGTAGGTCTAGGCACACCCTCATAACTCTGTTCAGGGCTATAGGGTAGTTCAAATTGACCTGTTCCTGGTCGCATGTATGGAGGTGGCTCTGTACTAAATCTTCCACCTCTACGATACGGACCAAATTTCAAATCACCCTGAATACCTTCTGGAGGTATATCAAAGATATTACCTTGCATAGGCTTATCAGGTGATATAATAGGTTCTTCAACAGGTGGACGCTGATCGAATCTCTCATCCCTCATGAATGGAAATTCAAATTGATTACTGGGTCCAATACCTGCTGGTGCTTCGGGAACATCATACAAATTAGTTGGCGGACGTGGCACATCATATGGTGAGGGCGGACGTGGCACATCATACAAATCAGTTGGAGGACGGGGTACATCATACAGATTAGTAGGTGGACGTGGAACATCATATAGACTGGTAGGAGGACGTTCCGGTCCAAACAATACTGGTTCCCGGACAGGTAATTTGCCTCTCATTCCAAACAAACCACCAACACCCTCAACTAAACCAGTTCCAATATCCTGAAAATTACCTTCTGATACGCCCTTACTCAATCGAGCCGCACCTGATACCGCGTATGGAGCAGATAGTAATTTCTCTGCCCTGAGTGCGCGTTGTGCTAATGCTGTTCTTCTAGCAGCTTCTGCCCCTTCTAATGATAATGCACTTCTTCCAAGTGTTCTAGCTGCTACACCTGAACCAAGTGTAGCTATACCCAATGGCGAAGTGAGGCCACTAACCTGTTCACCAATGTTATGAAGGAATGCACCTCCGTAACGAGACAAGGAGGGTATCCAATCATTAGCATTTTGACCCATGCCATATTCCATCATGGGTTCAGCTAATAGATCTACAAATTTAGTTGGTAATGTAGATAATGGTTGATTAAACCATGATTGATCGAACCTTTGCAATAGAGATGGATCATCCTCATACTTCTTTTCGTAAGAAGAAGTATCATCAGGTGGATCAATATCTATCCAGTTACCTTCATTTTCATTAGGATCAGGTATATCTACCCATTTTTGAGGCATTACTGACCCCCACGTCTATAGGGCTGCCAATTTCTTCCACCATCATGAGATACACGTATTTCGCCAGTATCAGGATCTTGCTGATATCTTGGTTTGACACCGCCACCAGCCATTACACCACCCAAATTATCACCTGGTTTATTAGTATTGGTGCCGACTCTAGATGAGTTTCCACTAATCAATTTATTGATCTCATTTTTCATTTTATCATAGTTTTCCTTCTCTTTAGCTGAAACACCTGAAATCCAACCAGCCTTGGGGGGATCTTTAATTTGATAATTTTCAAGATCAATATACTTATGATATTCTGGATATTTATCCCAAACAGTTTGAATGGCATTCTTACGTCTAGTTGCAGCCTCATTAGGCGTATCAACATCCATCGAAGAACGAGACGGCATATTTTGAATAACTACTCTGCCCTCTTGTTTTGTACCCTCAGTCTGACGGTCCTGATTACCTTTCTCACCAATTTGAGCCAGTTTTGCATTATTGTTCAAAGCAGCTAATTCTAGTGTAGTAACAGCCTTACCATCCATACCCGTATTTACAGTTCTGCCATCTTTATATACAATTATGATGTCCTTTCCATCATTGATTACCTTATCAACAGTTCCAGTTCTCACCAAATTATCTAGTTGAATTCGCTGTTGTTGAATTCTTTCATTAGACATTATTCTTTCTTGATTAGTACGATTTCTTTCATCAGCAATTCTAGACTGTTCCGCCTGTTTATTACCTGCTGTGATAGAAGTAACTACATTTTGAGCCAATGCTCTTTCATTAGCATTTGCAGCATTCTCAAATTGTGTAGCCTGACCAAATGGACCAACACGCGCACCGAAATCAGCTAGATCACGGATATGAGGTGCGTATAGAACTTTCTCCTGTTCTCCTATACCACCTGGAATACCACGACTGCGATTACCTAATCCTACTCCAGCAGCCACTAGTCTGCGTGCGAATGATGGTTCTTCACGTTCTGGGAATCTATCTAGTAAATCATTGAATCTATTACTAGCTCTAGTTTCAGGTGTATATACCTTATTGATTGCATCTATAGTAGCCTGAATATCATCAGGTGTATTATTTTGTCCTATTCTAGGTGGTTGTCCAACTGGAATATTAGGACCGAATCTCGATTGGTCGAATGGTGATGTGCGTGTAAATCCAGGATCATTATATGGATATGACGGTTCCCGTGTCATACCAGGATCATCATATGAAGATGGTTCAGTTCTCGTAAATCCTGGATCGTTATCAGATTGCTGACCATATTGATTTATATCCCCCATAATATTCATGGATGGATAGTCATCGAATATCTGGTTACGAAGGTTTCTGATATCATTGTATGCCATCGTCAGCTCCCACTAGCCAGGAATATAGTAAGGATCTTCGTATCCCCAAGGATCTACATTACCACCATCTGCACCACCATAACCAGCCGAATCACCATAGTAACCAGCCGGCACCTGTGGAGGTTGCCATGTTTGTTGTGGCTGTGTTTGATTTCTTCGATCCTTTAAGAATGCATTAGCAACAGTAGATCCAGTATTATAAACATCCATAATATCATTAACTCTACCCATAGTCTGATCCCATTGACCCGGTAGTTGCTGAGAACGAATATCAGCATTTATCATATTAGTACCAAAGTTACCACCCTGACCTACAATGTCAGATACTTGGTTTCCGAATAGTTGAGATGCGCCTGGAGTAGTTCCATACATACTTCTCATTCCACCCAGTGCAGCTAATCTAGTTTGCATATCATTTGCAGATGCAGCAGCCCTTCTAGATGCAGCAGCTTCGGCAGCCTGAATATTCTTATCTTGTGCTCTTTCATTAGCACCAGCATTATAGGTCTGACCCTGGAAATCTAGGCCAGTATTGTATTTACTGACATCAACGTCAGCATTCAATCTTTGACCCTCAATGTTACTCATACCACCCAAGCCAGATAGACGACCGGCCTGTTTCATTTGTGCTAATGCAGCTTCCACATTAGTTGAAGCATCAGCCATTCCCTGACCCTGTTCACGGGCCATTTTTACTTGTGCCGCGATAGCATTAGGTGCGTATCCACCTTGTAGTGATCTAGCTCTACCTATTTCATTCTGAGCATTTGAATATGCGGCTCTAATGGGAGCTATCCCACGCGCACGCATATTCGCCATATCGGCATCAGAATATCCACCAGTCCTAGAGAACTCCTTATATCCTCCATAAGACTCGAATGGATCTGAATATCCTGCTCTACCAGGATTTACAGTAAATGGTGTATAAGTACCAGCAATACCACCCCCACCACCCCCACCTCCACCACCACTAGATGATCCTCCACCTGATGCAATATCACGATACTGATTCATGATATCAGTATAGTTACCATAGTCAGATTCAGAGAATCGACCATAGTTGTTAGCCATTGCATTAGCTAGTGGACCTTGTTGATTCTCATATCTCTCTTGCTGATATCCAATCTGGTTCTGAACACGTCCGCGTGGATCCCCACCAGACATACCAGGATTAGGTCCACCACTAAACGTAGCCTGATTCTTGGAAGGCTGATATGCCGGTCTATACGGATCACTTATCGCCATGTTCTCTCCTACTGAACCTCGATTACCATGTTTGCAAAGAGATAAAGTGCGGAAGTTCCTAAACCATAGTTAGAGAAATCAATTTTAATAAATCCCATAACATTTGAACCAGCACCCCAAGAATAATGACCGGGTGACCAAATACCATTATTGTATATAATGACTCCATTACCAGCAGCGGCTGTAATCAATCCACCTGGCAATTTACAATATACTACGTTACTAGCTGTTCCAGTTAAATTACTGGCTGGATTTATTTGTAAATTCCAAAATAATGTTTTACCTACTAACATCCATCTATTAGTTTGAACCATTCCAGCAGTAACGCCCCAACCCATGCTACCTGCACTAAAATCAGCAGCATTAAATGGAACAGCCTGCCATACTCCCATCGGAACTGATCTAGCTCGTTCAGTAATTGAGCCAGTTGCAATTATATTTCCTGTTCGTGTAATCTGTAATTGACCCTCTGATACTAACGCAGCAGGATCATCAGATAATGATTGAATGAATATATCTTGTGCTGCATTAGTAAAACGCCATCGTCGCTTATTAGCAATTTGTGCATTATCAATTAAGAATAAATTAGCCCATTGATGTAATGGTGCTGCTGCTAATGGATTATCAGTAATAGTCTGATGAGTTGAAAATACATTAGGTAGATTAGTCCATGCATTATTAACTATAACATCAGTTCCACCTGGTTCATGAGTTGCATGATGAGCCGCAGTAGCTCCAGATGGTCCCGTTGGACCTTGAGGTCCTTGAATACCTTGAATACCCTGTGGTCCTCTAAGATTACCTCTTAATGTCCAAGTAGTAGTTCCAGTTTTCTCATAAAAATCACCAGTTGCATTATCTAGATACCAATCCCCTACAATACTGCCAGCTAATGTTCCAGACGGTACACCAGATCCAGAAAACCAATTCTCTCCCGGTATTCCCTGTATTCCTTGTGGACCAATAGGACCTGTAGGTCCCTGTGGACCAGTAGGACCAGTTGGACCAGTACCAGTAGGATTCCAAATAGGAACCCATTCAGTTGTTGCTGGATCTGGAGGTCCTGCCATCACGCTGCCCTAATGATAAAGTTCACGACTATGAACGGTGGATTATTCGCATCCGTAGGAGCCGCGGCGTTCGATGCCGTAACTCCTGTAATTGGTACTGTAGCTGCACCTGTTGAACCTGACGCACCCGGAGCCGCTGCACCCGTGGTTCCAGTTAATCCAGGACTTGCAGCAGCTGTAGCACCACTAGTGATAAATAATCCACCATCACCATCAGTTGTTCCAGATGCTGAACCACTGAATCCATGATTATGATTACCATTAGAATCAGTATTACCAGTTACTCCATGAGTATGGTCAGTTCTTGAACAAACTAGATTACCACCAGTTCCATTCTGAACCGTAATTTGAGTAGTTGGACCACTAGTTGTAATATTGACGCCATGAGTATGCGCCCCCGCACTACCAGTAGTTCCACTAACTGAAGCCGAGAAACCATGACTATGTGCTTCAGTTCGTAGATTCCCAGGTCCATGAGTGTGTGATGCTACAGTTAATGAACCTTGGTCATGAGTGTGTGACGCTATCGATAGTGTTCCCTGATCGTGACTATGTGATGCACCCGCGAGTGTTCCGACTCCATGTGAGTGCGCCGGAATATTGTGCGTGTGGTCAATTACACCACCACTACTACCCAAAGTTGAACCAGTTCCACTCGCAGCCTTACCAAGTGGGAATCTCTGTTGCATATTAGGCAGATTGAATGTAGTAGAACCATCCCCTGCACCATATGTAACTCCAAGAACTGCAAATAAATTAGCAAATGTAGTCCTACTAATTGCTTGACCCTGACATAGTAGCCAATCAGTTGGTGCCGCTGCTGCGGGCCACATTACAACAGATCCAATTGGCATCCCTGGACCTTGTGCCCCCATTCCAGTACCGGGCCAAGGTTCAGGTGGTGTAGTAGTTCCATCTACCACACACATATAAGCTATGCCATCAGGTCCAATTACTATATCTCCATCGTTATATGTAGGACCTGGAGCATAATTACCTAGATAGTCAAGATTCATTCCCCCACCGCTACCACCACCGGCAGCGTTAATCTTCAATTGACCAGCTGTAGCTACATCTAAAGTTACATTAGTTCCAGCTACTATTCTTCTACTATTAGCTAGTCCAGCTTCAGCATTTACAGTTGCAAAAGTCTCAAGTAGTGCTGGCATCGGTCCTTCTGGACCTGCGGGACCTGCTGGACCCGGAGGACCTATTGGACCTTGTGGACCAGTTCCACCACCTCCACCTCCACTACTAGCTGCAATCTCAGGTGCAACATTGAATTGAAAAGTGGATAATCTATCGATTATCTCCTGAACTACCTGATAGAGAGCATTATCTGTATCCTTAGCCTGAGCTAAAGTAGTTTTCAGATCCGCGAATTGCGGTGCTTTTCTCGACGGTCTGAACGGCATGTTAAGAACCAGGATAAGATTTGTATAGTTCCTTTGAGAAGATTATAATTCGATTGAGTCTGAATCTCTCATTGATATTGATAGTTTTCAGTTCAAATGAAGCTCTTTGCTCCACGAAATTCACTAATCTAGTGATAGAATAACGATTCTTAGGTGCCATATCTAGAGGCACAAGTATCTTAGAGTTCAAATCGTCGATTGAATACGCGGATAATCTCAGTTTACCCACGCCATTCACTCGAATGCGTATTGAACCAAAGTGAGATGTACTCTCACCAGAACTTTGTTCAGATGATACAGCACCTAGAGCCATTATTCACCTATCAAAGCTGTTCTGATAGTAGGATCTGGAATCTTTACTTCGATTCCAACATTATACTTATCAGATGTGCTATCCTTCACTATCGCATACAAACCAGCCATAGTAATTGGCGGTGGTAGCGTCGGATCTGGTGGATTCTCCGGGTCAGGAGGAGTAATGTCCGGTGGAACATGAATAACTCCGACTCCTGGTGGATATCCAATATATGTAACGAATATATAAATGTAACTCAGGTTTCCTTGACCTGATATGACCTGTGGAGTAGAAACCGGCCATGTAAAAGAGGCACCAAATCTCCACTGAAATATATTACTATGATTTAATGTAAGAGGTACTTGAATTCCTGTAGCATTTGGAGCAAATCTATAGATGGGATTCGGACTTCCATTGATAGTTGCTGCTAAATGATCAATGAATGCTCCAAATGTATCAGATGGTCCCGGTCCTGCTCCAGTTTTGAATGGAAATCCATAATAAGTAATACTTGTAAATGGACTATCTAACGGAACTGAACCTCTATCCTCGAATAACCAGAATGCGGTTCCAGGATAATTAGTAGGAGTGAGTGGAGTTAGTCCAGGATCTACAGTAACTACTGGAAAAATGTTATTAGCTACAATTGGATATATCCAAGTTGGACATAGCGTATGTTTCGCCATGTAAGCAGGGTCGGGTGAGTGGAATGTATAGTTGGAAGGGAAATCGATTGCACTGAATGCGTGTCCGGCACCCCAATCAGTTGATGTATATGGAGCTACGATGTTACTTATATCTCCCGGAGTGCGTAATGGACTCGCCCACATCGGTGCAGGTGAACCAGTTGCCTCCCATTTATTCATTTGTGCAGTAAGTTCAGCCCCTTCCACTAAAGAGGGCCAATATTTGAAATTGCAAACTGCCAAATTGAGTGAAGAAAATATCTGAAAATTAGTGAAGGCAGTATTTACATCAAGATAAGTATTATAATCAGCACCAAACTGAACTGGATTATCTGGATCTGGCGTAGCAGCTTCCATTCCAATAGAAAATCTAGTAATAGCTCCATTCCTACGATGGTTAATTACAACCCATTGTCCTACTGTGACAGGAGCAAGTTCCCAAGTGGAGAATAGAATATCCACTCTACGAACGTGCATGAACCAGTTGACACCATCATGACCGATACGTATGTAACTACCATCCGCACCATTCATGTATAGCACAGTTTCAGGAATAGTATTGAGTGCTTTAGCCCAAATAGCAAAAGTTAAATCAATGTTTAATCCAAAATCCTTAAACACAATAGGAGGATTCGCGGCACTCCTGCCGATATTTCTAATCGTTGCAGTTACTTTACTAGCCGTTGCGGTTAGGGCCATCTGATTTACCTAAACGAAGTCAAGACCAGGAGTACCGATAATCAGTCTATCAGTTTCGATGAGTGCGATAGCATACGCACGAATATCGAAATTCCACTTGGCCCATCGAATGTCCTTAGCATTCAATCCATTCGAGTAATTCGCATGAAGTAGAGTCTTTCGATATGGATCAGGTAGTGTAATCCAAACCTTCTTATTGATTGAGTCATTCACCACCTGAATGGCATGAAATTCATTACGATTCATTCCACGCCAAAAATCCTCAATTTTCCATGACAATTCAGGTTGTGCATATGTTCCATTGAACATCATCAAACCTGACCAATCTGCGATTAACAGATAATCAATATTGACTCCACCAGTATCCAAAACTGTTGCTATGCCATGAACAGGAGCACCCATCCCCTGATCTAGAACTTCTTCCTGCCAAGTTGATGGCACATCATAGTTATCTGAATACGCGAATGTTCTAGTTCTCTTGAATACATATAAAACATCGCGGAACTCTTGAACATTAGTGAGAGGATTTCCATCTAATGGAACGATGAGAAGTCCATCAATCTTACTAATTGATTCAGGTTCACCTGGTGCAGATAGTCTGACTATCGACCTATTATCTGTTATTCCAATTGGCAAATTGACTAGAGTTTCACTAGTTCCAAATTCACCTACCATAACTAACCGGGAGTGATAAGTATTCAAATTCACACTAGATGGAATTGCTGATAAGTTATCAATTAGATGTGATGCATCTGAAATCAAATCAGCGTCATAGTATTCAACCGTCGCACTATTAGCAGTATTATTGTCAATATTCCCACCAGGGATAAAGAAGAACTGATATCCCGTCTGATCATTATTGTAGTTGGTAATTGCCTTAGTAGAAACTAGATGCCGCTTCTTCACAAATGAATTCGGCGATACTGGAATACTGTTGACGTTGATTTTATTCAACCCAGTATAATCCAGCATACCGAATACTTCTGGTCCGAGTGCAGTCAAGTAACCAGTATCCGTCTCATACACCACAGCGACTAGATGAATTCCAGTATCAGTTAGTCCAGCAGCACCAGAAGATAGAGCTAATGCAGCTCCCGATGGTGGTTGTCCTGCTGCTTTACGTGCGACACCAGTTCCAGTGTAAACATACAAAAACTCGTTCTGAATCCCTAGTTGATATTTCTCACCATTAGGATTCGTATATGTCTTGAATGGAGTGATATATGCCCGACCTGCGATGGCTACGAATCCAAAATCTTCCATCGCAGGAATAGTTAGAATCGGTGTAATAGCTCCTGCATTAGATTTCTTTATATGAAATATCTTACCTCCAACAGTCAGGACAAGTAGAGTCTGACCAGTCTGTGTTACGTAGTCATATACACGTAACACCTGTAGAGGCTGATCATTCTCAGTTAAATAGTTAGCCACTCCATCCCGAGTTTCTACACCGGAATGAAAGTAATTGATATTGTCGGCCTGAATGAAATGATCACTAGGAGCAGATTCAGGATCACCTCTCTGCCACAGACCTTCAAAATCTTCAATTACAAGTGGCTCATGATCTCTAGTTCCCGGCATTAGTAACCTCTCATCTTATAAGAAGCTCTAAATGGTCGATGCCGAGTCATAATCTGTTGACGGCCCTTATTACTAATATTGGCAGTTCTCTCGATTGCCTTCTCTGCTTGAGACTGCAATACACCTGCTCTAGTTTCATTTTCTCCAATGAATAGAGCACAGAGAGCAGCAGTTTTGTAAGATAAATAAGCACGCACATTGATTGTATTTATGATACTAGTTGCGTCCACGATATATGGAATACCTTGACGCACATACTTTAATTGAACTTCTCTAGCACCCAATGCACCACTAGGATTGAATTTAATCTGTTGGTCTTCCCAACACCAGAATAGTAATGAATTATTTGGTTGAGAGTTAGATAGAAATTCCTTCCGAGTTAATTGAAGGAATTGATCATTACTTCCACTTGCTCTTTCACCTACTTCTTGAATCTCAGTCAAATCATCTGGATAGTGTGGTACTCCTACAGTTAAATCTTCAGGAGACGTAATCCTATTCATTCCAACTGGTATGACTATAGGATTAGAAGTAGTCTGACTTGATGGAGAAGCATTAGATTCCTCCAAAATTTCAGACAACTCCTCAATCGCCATATTCATATATGGAATCATTACATTATAAGTGTAGTCAGTTTTATTAGGATCGTTTAGCAGATTCGCTACACGATCCATAATCTGACCTGCCGATACTGCTGTGGTGCTCATTTCACTTCAGCCTTCTTTTGTCTCTCATCCTCATCTTCCTTCAGAAACTTCTGTTCTGAGTCTAGATGAGCTTTTGCAGCCTCATCAACAATCTTTCTGACTGCATCTCTTTCCTTCGCTCTCTTTTCTAGCTTTTCCTTCAACTTCTGTGCTTCCTGCTCCGGTGTTACTACTGGAACAGGTGCTGGAGTAGGAACAGGTGTTACAGCAGGTTTAATTGGGTCAGCCATTGGTTTCTCCTATGACACTGTAACCGAGTAATTTCCACCAGCGATAGAGAATGTTACAGTCGTGATAGTGTTAAGGTCGAATTCCTTGATGTTATCTCCGGCTGCTTGATCTGTAGTAATAAAGAGTCGCCTATCATTCAGTTGAAAGTCAATTCCTGTGACATTCGGAATTGTTACCGCCGTCAAAGCTCTACCTGGTCCAGTATTACCTGTAACCGTTATTTGGTGTGGCATCTAATCCTCCTACTGAGCGAACGTAAGACCAAGCAATTTGGCCTTATCTGGGTCTACAATTGCCTTACACGTCTGACAGATTGGAAATGCGGGATTACGAAGTGAACCACACGCAATACAACGCACGAGTTCAGCAGATTGAAGATCACCCAACCACGGTTTATTGGCGATATTCAATTCTTTACATGCCAATCGCGCGTCATCTGAAATCGAGAGTGGATTTCCATTAGATCGTGACCACAGAATGTCTGCGATACGAATCAATTCAAGAAACCACTTCTTTTGCTGAGCTTGCGCCTTATGTAACAAGGGCATATGCTCTTTTTTCAACCTTTCTACAGTAAATTCACCTGGAATGTAGAAAAGTCCTGGCATCTGGTCTGTCATGTTAGCTGCAAGTAGTCCATTGCTATAATCTCGCACAATAGCATCGGCTACTTGAATGCTAGATACCGGAATTTCAAGTAGAGGCTGATTTTCATCTACCTCACGCCACCAACTCGATGGTCCAATGACCAGAATCGATGGTTTATCAAATGTTCCAGGTGGTATTTCAAACATACCAGGCTGAATCGTAGCCTTTCGCTCTGAAATGAACTTCGGAAGTATCGATACAACAGTCGATTTATCCATAGGATTGACTGCTGCACGAATAGTACGCCTATTTGATTGTTGAAGACCAGGAAATTCACCTACCAACATGACTACTCTCCCCTTGTGTAGTTATTTGGGACTACAATCCCCTCTTTATACCGAATTGCATCACTAGTTTCTGTATCATTACCGAATAGCTCTTGTTGCAATTCAGCAATTCGCTGATCTCTACCTTCTGGTGTAGTGTTTTTCTCGTCATCTACATACTTAGCCAGATTTCTCTTACCCACAGCAGCTAACATCACGTCAATCAGAAACTTAGTTGGACCCCATACAGGTGGTAATGGTGCATTTTTACCATCACGATACGCCCAAATAGGCTCATATGACATCCGGGATGCTGGAAGTTCATCAGCATTCACCTCGGGTATCAGAACCAGATGTTCTAGGACGTATAAATTCTTCAGATATGGATATTTCTTTACTTCTCTTACTTGTGGACTCAATAGCATAATGCCAGAATCCGTCGTACTCATCAATCTCTTTTCTGTCTCGTTATTAGCCCACACGATTCTGAACATTGGTCTACCTGCCAAGTCCATTCCGTAATGGTCAATTAATCGCTGATTCAGTGTCTCGATTTGTTCCATGTTCTTAAGTGTTCGTCTCTCCGAACTGTCAAGCCGTTCTATGCTCTACTGCTTCCAGGCTTTCTCATAGCGCGATTACCGCGTCAGCACTCCCGCCGGCATAGGGTCAGGACTTCCCCGCCGGATGCTTTTTATACATATCCTGAAGCATAATATCGAATTACACACCAGAATTGATTAGCCACTTCTGTAGCTGCTTAGACCACACCATGAACACGGCACGATTCTGAGCGGCTGCGATACCAACCAGAATGTTACCTGCTGTTCCAAGTGTAACACCAGCAGCATTAGTTGGAACCAGAATCAAGAACTGAGATTGAGCGATTCCCAATCCTGGTCTAATGTTGTTGATTGCAACAGTTCCAGTTACATACAAAATATCTGATTTTGCAGTAACTGTATCTGCTGATGCTACAGTCGATTCACTTAACTTACTTACTGAACCAGGAATCATCTCCCTACCTCCACCATGAGATGAATTGGTGCAGCTTTACTCCCTGTATACTGCACCCGAGGTGATTCATTTGGGAGCCACCACGTTATTTCCGGCTAACCAACCGGAACGTACTTTGCCGCAGCCGGGTTATACACAAGCAACATAACCTCACCAACTACCGATGCCTTAGTAGTAGCGATGTTATTGCCTGCTGTGATGCCAGCAGTTCCAGCGAACTGAATGGCAATCATGTGTGAATGAGTAACGGGCGGTGTAATTGCAGTAATCGCCACGTTACCAGTCAACACTGTTAGAAAACCAGTCGGAGCAATAGTTCCCGCCGCTGGAGTTGTAACAGGAGCAGAGTTATTGACAGGATTTAGCTGTGCCCAGTCGGATGCTGTGATAGGCATTTTGATTTTTCCTTCCTATTAGTATCCTACTGGTACAGCCAGATTGTCGATATACGAGCAGGCAGCAGGATTACTCACGTAAGTCTGCATACCTACCACCATGTAGAAGATTTCCGCTGCGGCTACTCCACCTGATGCACCACGAATCTCGAAGATTTGACGGCCATCAGTCTTGTAGAAGCCGATTGGGAGAATCTCTGCACGGCCCCACACTTCATCCACAACGAAGTCAATACGTGTCTTGTCCCAGTTGTAGGATGGAGTGACAGGAGCACCAGCCAACTGCATATTGGAACCACCGAAATACATATTCAGTGATTCTTCCTTAGCAGCCTTCTGGATGATGCTTACGAGTTGACCAATCTCCTCATAAGCCTGTTGCTGACATGGATGCGTCCATGCTTTCGGTGAGAAGGAATTTTCAATACCCACACGATTCCCAATCTTATTGATTGCAAGACGAGGAAGCGGTAGAGTAAGAGCAGCACTACCAGCATTGACTCGATTTGCACGAATCTCAGGAGTAGTGCTACGTGAGAATCCAAGCCATGTACCAGCACTCGCATTCGAGTGATGATACGGAACACCAAACAGAGCAGGGAGTGATGCGGGAGAACTAAGACCCGCAGTCACAATCTTATCTGTAGGTGCCACCGAAGCGATCTGTGGAGTGATGGAAATAGACTTGTTCTCCACATCCCACTGTGTAATCGTACCCGAACCACGATTGATTGCAAGTGCGCTATCCCATACCTGAACAGTCTGACCATAACGCATCAGACGCGCACCGAAACCATCCGTAGTCAGAGTGATTACATTTGATCCACCAGCAGGTGTATCAGTCGTTACCACACCGATTACACCATCACCAGTCTGCATCATCTGGGCATCCAACTGCCTTCTCATCTCGTCTAAAGCAGTTGCGGTTAACCTACGGACACTATTGATGATAGCCTTACGATTATCATCAGTCGCCCATTGAGTCAGCTTGGTATATTCAATGTTCTCAGAGAGAAACACTGAATTGAGTACAGCCTTATCGAAAGTAGGCCCACCACCTCGACCCAAATCACCACCATCAGGGTTGAAGTATTGGAAACTACCTCCAGGACGAAGTTCCAATGGAACTCTCATTTGACGGTGTGAAATCTTCTCCACTTCCCGTTTCTTGATGTTCGCATAGAACTTGTCATCACGCTCAAACAGCAAACGGACTTTAGGAATAACAGTTTCCAGTTCCGTAGCTGCTACTTGGGATTCAACAACAGCCATTTGATCTTCCCCTCTTACTAGACTAGTCTTTCATTAGCACATCAAGTGTAGACATTCCACGTGGAATATCCGATGTTTTTCTAATCTTTCCACTAGAAGGGGAAGTGGATTTCCCAGGTGTTATTGGACCCTTTTTAGGAGTCGGTGTTTCTTCATCATTACTATCATCAGAAACTCGTCTGCCCAAACCTTTCAAAGCATCATTTCTGGCCTTTTTAATCACTGATGGCAACAGTGTTTTAGCCTTTGAAAGATACGCAGACTTGATTCTGTCCGTAGATTCCTTATCGAATCCACGTTCAAACGCCTTTTCCCACAGTCTGTCTAGAAGTCCACGAAATCTTGAATCCTTCGATATCAAATCCTCAAGTGTTTCATGTGCTTCTCTGACTGCATTTTTCCTCACGTAATCCGTCATCGTCTTACGCGGATCGATATTCTGATCTATCGTGGATTTCAGCACATTATCAGCTTTAGACTGTAATTCACCCTTAACAGACTCAAACCGACCCATTACCTGCTGTTGTTCACGATATTGATTTTCCTGTTGTGCTCGTGTTTCACGCGGATCTGACTGACGTGAAAGAGTCGTAGGTGGCGTGAAATTCTGTGAACCAAATACGAATTGATTCAGAATGTTCGCGGCTGCCTGTAATGGCGCTCCCTGCTCACCTAACGCGCGGCCCTCTTTCACCATCGTCACGATGGTATCTTTAATCACGTTTCCCAATACGTGATAATATGCCTGCTGATCTACCTTCCTGAGTGCAGGTAGATAGTTATCAGCGATCTTGTAGAATGCTTCCTGATCCCCGTTCTTCGTAGCAGCTAGTACTTGACTAATATCTCCACTCATCAAGGACTGATCGATATCGTCCATGAATCTAGCTTTTTCTACAGCAGTTTTAGCATCCTGAATAGTCGGCAACAATTCAGTGAACTGTTGCTCACGATAGTATGCCTTCTCAAGATATGGAAAGTCCTTGAATAGTTGAGGATATTTAGCTAGAATCTCACGTCTACGAACTGGCGTAGTAAGTTCTAGATCCTCTTCTTTAGGACCTTCTAATTCTTCTTCAAGTTCCTTCAGTTCATCTACTTCTTCATCTTTCTCTTCATCTTCAGTTTCTTTTCCCTCTCCTTCATTATCATCAGTATCTTCTTTCTTCTCTTTCTTGTCTTTAGGTAATTCGAGAGTTTCAACAGGATCTTCAACATTAAGCAACTCTAATGTTTCCAATCCATCGTCAGCATTAGTATCTGAACCAGAACCACCACCTTCTACAGGTGAGTAGTATTTAATGAGTGACAGGTGCATTTTGATCTACTCCCATTGGAACCCCATGACTCTTGGGCAGGGGTTGTTTTTTGCCACTTGGTCCTGGTGGTGGCGGTTGTTCTGGACCCATTTGTTGTAACTGTTGTTGCATCATTAGTAATGAAGCCGCATCTTTGTGCATCTTCATGTGCAATAGAACATTTTCATATCCAGCAGGATTTTCATTCTTACACAGTCTACCCGCGTCGCCAATCAACCAGCGCCGACAGATATCTGCCTCTAACTCATGATTATCCACATCTACATCAACCGTAATACTTGGCTGATTTTGCGGAGGTGGAGGAGGTTGACCATTCATCATGGCCTGTTGTTCCACCATTGGATCTGGTGGTACTTGAATAGGCTCACTATTTATCAACAATTCGATTTCTTCGTATTGTTTCTGCCTATCATCCTCACCAGGAATAATGAAATCAGTTAGCCCAATAGCCTTCTTAATGTATGGAATATTTTCTGGTGATAGTAATGTTTGCATAATTGAATCATTATTCATTCCAAACAATTCCATGATAGCATCTTTCTGCTGATTCCACGTAATCGGCAGATTTTCATTTGCTTCTAATTCAATTGAACCAATTTTACCTTCTAGTTCAGATTTACGAATAAATACATTCACGAAATTACCAAATTCATTCTTCTTTACCTGCTTCTCATCATCTTTCATCTCAGCTATATAAAGAGGAATGACCTTACCAAATACACTTTTCCACCAACTTAGGAGCATTTTCCAGGTAGTCTGTAGTCGTTGGAGAGCTTGCGATCGGGACATACTGTATTCGGATGCAGTACGAGAACCCGACATTTGCCCACCAAATAAACTTGGTAGCGCACCGGATACCATTTGCCCGATTTCTTGAATCTTTTGGGCGAATGGTAATACTTCCTGACTGAGAGTAGCAGTTTTGACCTCATAGAAACCTTCACTCAGTGCGCGGCCAGATTTCGGTGTAGCAGGATAAATTCCACCAGGAATTACTTCACTATTTCTGTATGCGTTGAAATTCAATACTTTAGGATCTGCAAACGTCTGCGGAATTCCATGTTCGACAGTCTGAAGAACGAGTGAAATGAGATCATTAGTGATGTCTTGTACCGAAGTGAGAAGTAAACCAATCGGATCGAAGTGAATATAATCCGATAGAGGGTTATAAGTAAGAGTCCAGTAATCATCAAGGGCTTCATTACAGGCATAAACTACCTTATCGTTAATTACGACGACCTTTGCGCCGTTAGGATATTCCTTCTTCATCGCATCTGCTTCGTCTTCATTCAATACATTGAAGGCTGAAGGACGAAACCAACAATTTCGTACTGTGACATTATTGACTGGATGTTCTCCACGATATTGCGGGGATGTGCGTCCCCACTGTTCATACATATCATAATTTGCTGCACCTTTAGAGAGTTGATCGTGTAGTTCAGGGTATTGTTCGAGTACGTTAGCGTAATGTGTTTCATACGAATCAATTAGATAAGAGCAATCAGCTTGATTACGCGCCCATACAGGAACTTTAACGAATAGTCCACCCTTCACTTCCATGCAGATACGAGATTTAGGATGTTTAGTAATTCCAACTAATCTCGTAACAGTGATGGTCTGTTGTCTCTTATCAGGAATAACCTGTTGAGCACAATTAGGACAGACTTCTAACCCTTCATCAATAGCATCATTGATGGGCGCATCTTCTGAATCAGGCTGAAACTTATCTTTTTGTTCAGAAACAATGGTTGGATCTGCCATTTGTGTTTGACACAACGGACAAATCTGAGTTTCTTCAAGATGTACCGATTCTTCGTATTTCTTTTCTTCGTATGTACCGTATTTCTCGTCTTCTTTTGCATACGAATAACACGCCGTCATTCCTTCAGTACAGAACACGAAGAGTGCGTGTAGCCAAAGTATAGGAGCATCATTGTGCTTGAAAATCAATGCAGCAATTTTATCTCCTGCCTTAGCAGTAACGATATCTAGGGGATTATCAGCATCGTCAGGATAGCAAGTGATAGGAGGAACAGTAATAGATAGAGCAGCAATAATTGACTCAAGATATGCGCGAAAGATATTGACTGGCTTATCATAGAACCCTTGATCAGATTCTTCACCCGCTCTCTGACTTTCCGGTATACGCCAGTCATGCGCTACCTCACTATAGTAAGTATGCTGAATATTTTCCCATAATAGTTTGAGTCTACGCCATTGTCTAATCTGACGATCACGGACAGCACGATCCTCATCATCGAAATGATCAACGATAGATTTAAGTTGTCGCTTAATGTCGTCCGTTAGTTCTTTATGAGCCATTATCGTCTACCATTACCAGAGTAGATACGTGGCATACGACTGACTTGAGTCTGATACTTGCCTTCCGCATCAGGCTCACCAATATTCGTAGTCACATCATATCCACGACGGAATGGTTGATTCTGAATTGCCTGTTGCCGTCCCTGGAAGATTGACTGTGCTAGATTCGGATTACGTTGATCCACCTGATTCATTGGATTATCATTGTAACTGTATCCACCACGTGGCATGATAGTTCCAGACTCACGTGATACAGATGGTGTATATGAATCACTTGATGGTGCAGTTCTCGCTGCTTGAGAATTCCGATAATGATCTGTTATGGAATCTTTTACAATTCCACCAACAATTGTGCTCCAATCAGGTCCTGATTTACCTTCATCCATCGGCTGTCTTCCAGTAGCAGCATTAGTTAGAATACTAGTTCCAACTTTCTTAGCTACATTCTTGGCAATAGCTCCCTTAGTAACAGCTTTCGCCACACCTGATGATGGTCCAATTCCTTTAACTGGAATCTTCGCACCCATGTATCCTGTAGCTCCACCAATGCCACCAGCTAATGCCGCATCTTTCCAGCTACCGCCTTCTAATTTCCTTGATGCTGCACTAGTTCCAGCACTGATAGCCATTGCAGCTAATGGACCCACACCTGGGATAGCCATCGCAGCGTATGGCGCGACTTTGAGTGCAACTTTTCCAATTGTCTTGAGCTTAGATTTTACACTCATGTCAGACCACCACTTTACTTAGGTAATCCCACACGCCGAAAATCTTTAGAAGCCAAAGAATCACGGCGACTACCACAACGATATTGATGAGTCTCAACATCGTGCCATCAATGAATGATGCACCATATTTATTGATGAGCATCAGGAGTACACCGACGACTATCAGAACTAGAACGACGGTTAGGAGAGGCATTAGCGTTTCCTCCGCGCACTCCGATGAACTACATCATCAGATGGTCCGATTCCTTTACGCTTTTCAGACAACATGATTGCAATTGCCTGCTTACGGTCCTTCACAACTGGACCATGCTTTGACCCTGAGTGAAGATTACCGTGTTTCCACTTGTGCATCACTTCCGTGTACGGCATCTTTCACTCCTAGTTCTTTCTCCAACTTATATATTTCCTTCTGTCTATCACGCATCAACTGAGCCTTCTTACGATCTTCTTGCTCTAACATCTGTTGACGCACGCGCCAAGGAGTGAATTGGGGTGTAATAGCTCTCGGTTCATCTGCTGATTGTGTAACTAGTTCGGGCTTATCCTTTTCTAGTAACCGTGCGAGTAGTTCTTTACGCTCGCCCTCACTCTTATCGAGTTGGTCACGTAAAACCTCGCATGTTAAACAAGAGATCGGATTAAGCCCGAACAACTTACGCAACAGTTCGCTGATCATTTGACTACCACTTCTTTTTTCAGTAGTTCGACTGTATTTTGAAATGCGCGCTCAAGAATTGAATGATCCAAATGTAATGGATACACCGAACCTGATCGTCCCATTCCTGACATCACACAATCAGCAATAAAATCCAACACATCAATCAGATTCACATCATCTGGAACTCCATCAGATTCCATTAGATGATGTCGATTCGATTTACGATGTGCATCCCACCATGTAGTCTGTTTGAATCCCGTCACGAAATCCCGATGAAAGCCATTTATATCCGTGATTTTATCAGGATCATGATTAGTCTTAGCATCTCGAATTCTTTCAATGAAGAATTCTAATGCCTGATGGATGTCATCGATATGTTGAACTGAACTTTTGTATAGTTCTTCTTTAGTGACATTCTTGAAGTCACACGTCCGCGTGTCAGCAGTTGCACTCTTTTCAATTGTAATCATTACTTCTCCTATCAGTGTCGGTATCTTCCTACTGGTTTAATCTGATCTGCCTCATCAGATTCAACTTTATTCATGTTCCGATAGAATGCAGTCCAGTCTTGGGTATTATTTAGATTATTTACTAATGCCTCTTGAGCCTGGATCTTCTTAAATTCTTGATTGCTCTCATCAAAAAAACCCTCGGCTGCGTCTACCAAGTAACGCAGGCCATCTATCGGATCATCACCTTCAAATTCCGCAATATCCTCAGCAGGTTTATTCCCCTTTGGCTTGTCATAAGAACAGGCCTTGATTGCTTCGACAAGAACCGGGCACGCACCGTGGAATATCTGGAGTTTTGGGATATTGGTCTCGGGTTCCTGCGGACTGAATGAGGCGATATAACTCTTATACTCATTCATACCTCGATTCCGCATAATCCACATCGCATATTCATCATCGTACTGACCTACTTCAGATGGATTCACTACTTTAGGTTGCCACCTAAGATATTCGTGAATCAGAATCTTTCCGGCTACTCGACTACCCGGTGTATTATTTGAAAGTTCAATAGGTTGCTGTAGTTCGTTCTCAATTTGCTGTTGGATTGTGTGTTCCTGTCCTCTATCCTGTCCAGCAGACTTACAGAATCTAATGAGCCGTGGTGATTCTTTATCGATATAGAGTTTGACATGAGGTGCCCACTCAGCTATCTTCGTCTTAACCCAATACTGCTCACGGTAAATATACACGCGCTTATGTGGACTGATTGCAGCCCATCCAATCCATGTCATCGCACGAAATCCCCAGTCGCCAACCATAATACGGGGCCACCATTGTGGAATCTCAAATGGTTCAATCACATGAATCGCATTGGATGGTTCATCTTCAAACTTACGATCTCTAAATTCGTCGAATACTTGTCCCTGATACGCGTCCCAATCACCAAGCAGTTTGGCTTTTCGCTCAGCTTCAATAGTAATTCCTTGAAGCGACTGTTTGTAGGTTGGATCGATATGTGGATTGTCCTCCAGTGTGGAGTGGATGTAGATTCTTTTGTTCCCACCACGTCCGACAATTATTTTTCCACCTTTCGGATATGGCTTGATGAACCGTTTATAAGTCCAAGTATGACCAATACCACCAGGCATACCAGCAGCACGAGTAATGGACGGTAATCCACTATCCTTTGGGGCTCTATTTCTTTGAAAAGTGATGTAGGTATAGATCCATTCAGTAATTGAAGTAAGCTCATCAGGGGTGTATAAACAGATTTGCATTGTATCGTATTGATGCACATCATCTTCATTTTCACAATGACCTAGAAAGATCATTGCTCCTTCATTAGCTCTTCCTGAACCATACTGATCTTCGCGTGGAAATGTCCAACACATTTCAGTCTTATTAAGAGTCGCGCCAAATCGTCTATACAATTCTCTGGAGCGAGGTATGATTTCATTTCTAAGTTCAGGATAGGTCCGCCGCATGAAAACTTGCTTAAACTTCGGATGCTCATGCCAGCGGTGGACAATTCCATACAGTAATAACACGTCCGACTTACCTGATCCGGCACCTCCTCCATAGAATGCCTCTTTTATTGTAGTGGGGAGAGATAGAAATAGTTCCTGTTTCGGAGTTGGCTTCCATTCATTCGATGAAAGTACAGGCATCTTTTCCTACAAATAATCGAACTATCGACCGAATCGACCACGCATCATCATAATTCGATTCATCATGCCTGGATTAGGTCCAACTCCCTGATTTGGATTCATTTGAGCAGGTGGACCCATTGGTGGTAGATTCATTGGCTGAGGATTTATCCCTACAGGTGCAGGGATTGGAGGATTCATTGGGGGACGCATCGCCATTTGTGGTTGAACTTGTGGTCCCTGTCCCATAGCTTGTGGAGGCATTGGTTTAGGTTGTAATTGAGGCATCATTTGAGGTGACGGCCCAATACCTTGTGGTTTGTTCTGTGGAATCCGATTCATCATCTGAGCGCGTATCCTATCTAGTGGTACTGGCATTCCTCTACTCCTTCAATTAACTACTGACGCCATGTCCCATTGACTGAAATTGTTCCCATCAGAAAGTCACTTGATGTAGCTTCACGAAATAACGTCCCATTGATTACGATTTGAGCAGCTAGAAATGGTGCAGTAGTGCCCATGCTGTATCCGAGTGGAGTTACATCGAGTGAAAGAAACATCAACTTCTGATCTGTTGTGAATGAAACGAAATATGGAAGAGTGGTTACAGTTTGTGTCAACCCGTCTAACGGATCACTGTATCGAATCCGAGCAGATGACGCATTACCAACTACTCTGAACTCTACTTTAGTTGTCGTAACTATTGGTACTACTGGTGCGGCAGGTGGTGGTGCAACAGGATTATATATGTTCGTATCACCACACGCACTTACTAGTCCAACAAGTAGAATGAGAGGAATGAGTCTCATTTAGTCCCTCTTTAGTGTGACCACAGCATTACCAGCAGCTTTAATGAATCCGCCACCCACAGTAGCTTGACCACCTGCTAGTGTTACGGCTGAATTCGCTGTAAATGCTGCATCACTAGACTGAGTGATAGTCGGTGTGGCAGCATCAGTGAATAGTGTAGCCTTCACAGCAGGAAGTGCATACGCGATACCAGCTAATAGAGTGACTGGTGTACCGAGTGGAAGGAGTTGTACTGGCATATCTTCATTCCTTCACGATAGAATCTGGATCGTTAAACACTACCGCCTTAATAGCCCACATCGCAGTCTGTTCGTTGTTAGTTATGGCTAGTGATCTGTGTCGAGAGTTTGGACACACTTCAAGAATGATTCTCTCCATCTCAGAAAATGCTGATCTGAGTCGAGTGATTTTCTCTAGTCCATCTGGTGAGGGCGCGTGATACGCATACGGTTTATCTATCTGATTCTGTTCAGGCACTTTGTCCTCTTCTCTTGAACTGACTATTTCTTTACTGGTACTGTAGTTGGTTTCTGTGTCACTGGAGTTGGTGTCAGTGTTGCAGCAGCAACACCATCAGTGAATGTGAACATCATTGGATCTGATTGAACCCCATCTGGATTCAATACATAGACAGGCAAAGAATCAGGTCCAACCCATACTGCCATATTCACACCTGTCGTCAGTTCTGTTGGACTAACAACAGTAGTCGGCTCCTCCACTCCGGCGAATACAATGATGGAACCAGTTTTGAATCCAGTTCCATGAACATGCAGAACGAATGACGGATCACCTAGTTCTGCACTGTTTGGAGTGAGTGTGGAAATTACAGGAGGCACAGTGATTCCTGCTGACAAGATATGCGCAATTGCAGCATATGCTTTATCTGAAAACAGTGAATCACTAGATGACTTATCTAATACCTTCTTGATTAGTTGTTTCTGTTCTTCAGTCACCAGTAAAGCAGGAGATGACAAGAGAACAGCATTGAATGGATCTGGTCGTAGAACTGATGGCATCTTATCTCTCCCACTCCACGGTTAGGGGACAATTCCCCCAACCGTACTTCATTACACTACAGCTACTTAGGTTCCGGCATAGGTGTTTCGGGAAGCGAGTTATCAGGAACCAGAATCAGTCCCACACACGCGAGCCACTTCGCAACGAATCTATTACCCGGACGCGGAGGCCACACAACTGGAGGCGGCGTGGGTGTCGGTGTACCAGGTAGAGAGTTGTCAGGTGTAGTGGGATCGAAAGGAAATACAGGCAGCTGAATTGCTTGTGGGGGAACTCCCGGCAGACCCTGCGATGGATACGGTGGCATACCTGGAAGTGAATTGTCTGGACGACCAGGAACAGATGGAAGGCCCTGATCTGGTGACAATCCACCATTACCATCTAGAAACGTGATAATCGCTGTTCTCGAATACGGCATGGTATCTCTCTTTCCTGTTAACTACTCGTTTACGTTGATTACTTCAAAGGTTCTTTCATCTCTGAAGGTGGGTGCGTATATTGTGAACTGTGGCCCTTTAACTCCATCATCAGATGGAACCGATTGAGGCTCAAGATTCTTGATGATGACGGACATATCTTTAGCGATGCCACTTAAATCTTTGGCATCCGTGTAATCTAGTTTGTCCTGACTGATGGCTCCAAGTGCAGCGGACAGAACTAGACTAGCTTTCTTGATATGTCGTCTACGAGATTTATTGATGTGATCTATGATGGACTTCTTTGGCTCATTATAAGAGTCAGTGGAAGTCGCACCTTTGGCATACGCACTTACTGATGAAGGACTGATTCCAAACTGTGATGCTAGACTGAGGGCCTCTTGTCTACCATCAATTACTGCCGTCTCACCTATGATCTGACGGAGTGAATCTGGTACGTTTACGTCACCTTCATTTCTTCCATGAGTAGGAGATGGAATGACCGTCACGCGAGTAGTGCGTGTAGAGACAGTAGAAGGGCGTGTGGGGACAGAAGATAGGGAGGATAATTCAGAATTGAAGTCAGAGTCAGATACGATTCCAATAGGCATGACAGTCCATCCTCATCATGAATTACTTGATTAGGCATGATGTAGAAATGGACAGATGCCAGGCTGCCGGTTCCGATACTACTCCTAAATTGAGCCAAAGTCAAGGACTCTAAGTCCTTCGATCCCAATCACTTAGAGGGATCGATGAAACTGGGGGGAAAGACCGATCATTACATATCATCATTATGTGTAGAATATGGGACCCAATGTTACATATCGTGATTACATGTAAAATATGGGACCCTATTTTACTCTGACACACATTATTTCAGGCAAGCCCCCTCTGGGGCATAGAGTACTTTATGATACACATGGGTCTACCCCATAAAGTACTCTACGCTGTAAAGAACACTGCGAAAAAAAGTACTGTGCGCGGTAAAGAAGTTTACATTGTAAAGTACTCTACAATGTAAAGTCCTATGATATGCAAAGAGCTTTAGCAAAGTACTCTACATCACAAAGCGCGAGGGCAGAGAAAAGGCCCGGCATGGCGGCCGAGCCTGTAATGAGATTACTTGTCGCGGTGGTATGCGTCGAAGAGAATCACGACGATGGCGAGTAGCACAGTCCAACAGTTCACTTCGCTGCCCTCATTGGTTGACGTAGCACGTTCATGCGCGCATCAATGAGAATCACAATCGCCTGTTCACGGCATACACCGGCTTTCGTGATTGTGAACATGGCACGACGGAACTTTTTGAACTCCGTCACAGTGAGAGTAGAGAGCATCATCGCGTCTGCGTATCCGATAGTTCTTTCCATTGTCAGTACCTCAGTATGTTGTGAAAGGATGGCGAGGTATCGTGGTGACTACCTCGCCATTGTGTGAGAAACTACTCGGCCCACTCCAGGCCGAGCGTAGAAGCTGCCAACGCGCGTGCGGCATCTTCGGTGTACTTCTTGGAACTCATCAGCACCTTGAAGAACTCGCGGAGACGAAGTTGATCGTCGTTCTCCAACGTCGGGCGCACGATACCGGCAGCATCAAGCGCTGCCTGTAGTGCCTTCTGCCGAGCATTGGACTGATGCTCGTTGTTCCGGACCTTAATGACTTCCTCGTCAGAAAGATTGTCGTTCGCGGCATCCACTTCCGCCTTGCTGGTGTAGATGTCCCACTGATACGAGTAATCAATGGGAGTGGCAAGCGGTTTCCCGTATGCCGTGTTCGCGGTTGACGTTGCGGTCTTGCGTTCCATATCGTTTCTACTCCATGTAACCGGAACATGATTGTTCCGGGTCTTTTTGGCGGAGTCGCATTTCGCGCCTTCCGCCGAGCTTTGCTCTATCCTTTCGGGCCGTATCCGCCGCAGCGGCATCAGGCGTTAGTCAGAATCGAGCAAGACCATTAGACCATAGGCAAGACCGGACTACAACAAAAATCGACAGGTTCCCGAAACTTTTTTTCGGTCCTGCCTGTCCTGCCTGTCGTCCCTACCTGGTGAACCGTCCTGTTTTGAGTACATGTGCCCGACGGGTGAGTAGCCATTACATGTAACCACCATGATGGCCCCCATCATCCAGGAGTAGCTCTGTGCGCATTATTCAAAATGATTACATAAAACCTGACAAAACCAACCTACATGTAATTGCTGTGCGCCCATCATGTACTTGAATTATTATGTTGAATTATTTGAGTCGAATTGATTGATAGGATTACATGTAATCTCATCATGTAATCTATACATGTAATGATTACATGTAATTTATACATGTATCTGTGCATGATGAAATTATATATAATAGGGGGGAGAGGGGGAGGGATAGACAGAGAGAGTCTATGGGGTATTGGGTGTCCCCTATATAGGACGCCTCCCCGCTGCTTACATAATATTATTACTTATCATCCTCCTCTTTTTTTTTTTTGACTTTTTTAGAGGTAAGGAAACCAAGTAACCGGGG